GATCTACTCCCTTGACGGGGAGTGGTTCTTAGTCGAAGAGTTAACACCTGAAGAAATCGCAAAGCTTCCTGAGGATGTAGATCCTAGATTCCTAGACAAGGAAACTAAGCTAAAAGATGTTCCCTCATTTGTGAAGTGCCCTGACTGCGGAAACAAGAAAGCTGCTAAGATCATTCATGAAGTTGAAGGTTGGGTAAAAGGTAACTGTTTTACTAACCGAGAAAGAGAACGAAAGTTTCATGAATATGGGATGGATAAGAAAAGAGCAGAGACTTTCTACCAAGAATCTATTCAAGCATCAAAGGATAGAATGAAGACTGGTGGAGAGATGTATAAGAAAGTAAGTCCTGACATGGATCACATGAGAAGCACAGGAAGAGTGAAAAAGCTTTCCGACAAGGAATCTCTTCAAAAGAAAGAAAAACTAAAGCAAGTAAATACAGAACTACAAAAGCAAACCAAAAAGCCAAAGGGATAATTCACCCACCCTAGCCTATAATACCCCCATGAGCTACCAACTATCAGACAACATCCAGAAGGGAGCACTCTACCTTCTCAAGCACGACCTAGAGTTCTTCTCCCAGATCGTAGCTATCGTAAAGCCAGAGTACTTTGATTTCCCATCCTACCAAACCATCTTTCGTGGAATCAAAGACTACTACGAGAAGTATGGTAATCTTCCGTCAGATGCTGCACTAGTAGAATTCATCAAATTCACTAGAAGCCAGGACTCACGGGATGATAATGATTATGAAGAGGATCTACTCCATATCAACGAGATTGATAGGGATATCTTCAATCATAAGGAGTTCATCATGGACCTCATCGAAGACTTTGCGAAGAGGGGTGCCATGACAGAAGCAATTAAGAAGTCTGTCAGCTTGCTGAAGGAAGAGAAGTTTGGTGAGATTGAGCAACTGATTAAGGATGCTCTACTAGTTACCAGAACTGTAGAGGTAGGTCAAGACTACTTTGAAGAAGTTAAGGATCGTGTGCATAGAATGTTTCAGAACAAGACTGAAGCAAAGATGCGTACTGTATTCCCAACCTTCGATAGGCATCTTGAAGGTGGGTTGTCGGCTAAGGAACTTGCAATCGTTATTGCTCCTCCTGGCGTAGGAAAGTCTTTGTACCTTGTAAACCAGGGGGCTAAGGCAATCATGGAGGGCAAGAATGTTCTTTACATCTCTCTTGAGATGTCAGAGGATAAGATTGGCAATCGATTCGATTCTGTTCTTACCCTCATCAAGAACAACAAGCTCAAGGAACCTGCATCACAACTAAAGTTGCATGAAAGATTGAACTTGATTCGTGAGAAGACTCCCGGTAGACTTATCATCAAAGAGTTTCCAACAGGTGCTGCAAACGTACACAGCATCCGAGCACTACTTGTTCAGCTAAAGTTGCACAAGGACTTTGCACCAGATCTTATTATTGTAGATTACCTTGAACTTCTCAGACCGAATCGTATAATCGACTCCGAGTACATGGCTCAACAGCGCATCGCTGAAGAGTTAAGAGGCTTGGCATCAGAGATGAAAGTTCTTGTGTGGACTGCATCACAAACTAACCGTCAAGCAAGAAAGGTAAGCATCATTACCGACGCAGAGCTAGGTGACTCCTACGGCAAGATCCGTCCTGCTGACTGGGTAATCTCGCTGAACCAAAACCAAGAAGAATACGATAAGGGTCAGATGCGAGTTTACGTCGTAAAGGCAAGAGACTCAAAGCAACACTATCTGATTCCTGTTTCAGTAGATTACTCGACCTTAAGAATGGAGGAGCCAAGTGAAGAAACGCCGACAACAGAAGCTTGATTCTATAAAGGACAACTTCCCTTTCCTGAACGATGAAAATCACATCTACAACTCTTTAGTAGATGGTAATTATGGAGTCTTAAATGTAGGTTGGGAGAAGTTCACCTTTGAGCTTCATTCCAACCTCATTAACGATTCCGTAAAAGTTGATGGTCTTACAGAGTTTGACCGTAAAGTTATTCGACTGGAGATGAATCTTTCTGATTCCGATGCAAGAGAAACTCTATTCCATGAGATCTTGCATTGTGCATTGGAAGGGATTGGTCTAGATGAGCGTAACTTTGACGGTCAATCCATCTCTACAACAAATGAGTTCTTGGTAACTTCAATAACTCGTAACCTAAAAATAATTAATGACCTGAACCCAGGATTATTTTGCTTGATCTTCAAAGAGAAGCTATAATAGTCCTATGTTCCAACCACTCCTAACAGCAGGCCAGCTTTCAGACCTCGATATCGAAAAGTATCAAAATATCGTGTCCAAGTTGGCTATAATCGACAGAGAAAGCATAGATGACGAGTTAGCTACAGTACCCGTAGTGTTCTCGTACTACTACGGACTACTAGTGCGTTCCAAGAGAATCCTAGATGACTCAAAGACTCGTCTAGATCATTGGAAGGCAAAGCTCGGAGTCGATTCTAGATCGACAGCAGATAAGAAGTTGACCGCAAAGAACTTGGAGGACATTATCATGGCTAATGATGACATTTCCTCCCTAACTACTGACATAGACCGGAATGAGGAGATTTACTCCTACATGAAGGGAATCTGCTCAACTTTAGAGCAGAGAAAGGATATGCTTGTCCAACTCTCCGCGAACAAGAGACAGGAAACCAAGCTTTACAACTGATGTTCGCAAGTCAAAAAACTAGACAAAAAGAGAAATAAACATGGTAACACTAGCAGAACTACGTCAAAAGCATCAAAAACTAATCGAAGGAAACAACAGCCAGAAGAGCGAAGGGGGTAGCGATTTCGCAACTCTCCAAGCTGGCGATAACTGGATTCGTATTCTTCCCGGTAAGGAGGAAGAACTGGAATTCTTCTCTGAGAGCGCAGTCCACAAGTTTCAGAACGATGAGGGCAAGTGGCAGAACTACCAATGCCGCAAGAGCCAGCATGAATCGTGCCCAATGTGCGACTACTATTTCGACCTCTGGAAGCGTCACAAGGAATTGAAGCTTCCCAAGGGTGAGAAGAGTAAGTTCGGGGATATGGCTACAATGATTAAGCCAAAGCCTCGCTTCTATGTTCGTGCCGTGATTCGTTCCCTGCAAGCAGCAGGAGAATCACCAGTCAAGTACATCGCAATGTCGAAGGAACTCTTTGACCGTGTGATGGCAGCAGTCACTAACCCAGACTTGACGGACGATAGCGATCCAGACAACACTACTATCATCTCATTGGAGCGTGGAAACGATTTCAATGTGAGAATCACCAAGAAGGGTGAGTATAACTCATTCGTCGAATCGGAACCCAAGATCAAGAAGACCAGGGCAGGAACTCCTCAAGAAATGCTTGCATGGATGGAAAGCCCTTTGGACATTCGTACCTTGGTTAAGATCGGCGACTACGAAGACGGCAAGAAGTTCGTTATGAATCTCGATGCTCGTCTTATGGGTGTAAGCACTCCTTCTTCGGAAGACAAACCACCATTCGATGTGGATGATAGCGACGATAAGTTTAAGAGAGGACTAAAGGTATGATGAAAGATAAGATTTCAAGATATTTAATCGGAGGGATTCTAGGTCTATTCCTGATTCTCTCCGCAGCTTCCTGCACATTCATTGAATCAATGTTTGCAGACAAGCTGGTAACAACTCTGGACAACGTAAAGCCAGAGTACCACAGCGTAGCAGTACAAGCTCCAGTCGAAGGTATTGTACCAAAGGAAACTTTGGAGAAATTAAAGGCAGAGGGTAAGATTCCTGTAATCGTACCTGAGTCTGGAGTAATTCAACGTAATATTGCAATCGCAATTCAAAAGCCAGATTCAGACTTTTGGGGGGATTTGGCTGGGCTAGGTCTATCGGTTGCGAACACAATCTGGCCTGGAATTGCTGCATTAGAAGGTTTGGGTCTACTGTTTTCTCAACGTAAGAGAATGCACTACACGGCTGCTGTAAAGGCTATTACTCCCTATGACGGTGACGTTGCCGTCAAGGAAGCGATACTCAGTCTTGCAAAGGCTACGGGGCTAGCGCACTCCTCGGAGGCTAGTAAGACGGCAGCTACGACCGAAACCACCGCTGCGTAGCACACCAAAAACTAAGTTTTTAGCCCTTGTCAAGATTTATTTTTGACAAGGGCTTTTTTATTGGTCTATAATACACCATATGAATAGAAAGCTTCGTATTCTAGTGGTGTTTGCAAACTTCGGAGGTTGCAGTTACTATAGACAATTATCTCCGATGAAAGTGATGCAGGAAGAGCTATCAGATCTTGTAGAGATTAGATTCAACGACAATCCACTCTGCCTTGACACCACTACTGGCCAGATTCCTCCAAAGGAAAATATGGAGGATATGAATTGGGCAGATGTTGTATTTGCTGCTAACATCCTAAAGTTTGGTGGACAATATACTGGAATGGTATGCGCTATTGCCAAGCAGCTAGGAAAGTTCTTCCACTTCGATACAGATGACTTGCTAACAGACTTGTACGAAGAGCATAAACTGTTTGGTGTGTACCGTGACCAGAAGCTTGATGAGGTTACAAAGTTTTGTTATGCTACAGCAGACTTAGTGACCGTGACTCAGGTAAAGTTTGCACACAGAATTAGACCATACGTTGGAAAGATTTTGGCAGTAGTTAGAAACACAATTGATTACAATCTGCCATGCTGGAATGAGACTAAGAGAGAATCAAAGGCTATGAGGATTGGTTGGGCAGCAGGAATTCACCACTTGCCTGACGTAAAGATCTTCGAAGCTGTACCTCATCTTGTTAACCAAAAAGTAGGAAGAGAGAATATAAGGTGGCATTTTCTAGGGGCACCTCCACCCGATCAAGCGAAGAAAGACGGCTGGGAGGCATCTGTGTGGCCTGAGTACAAGGCTAGACTGCTCAAGGCATTCAAGGGACAGCCCAACTACCAGATCTTCTACGCTCTTCCACCAGATAGCTATGGAGTCTATTATGCAGACATGGATGTCTCAATCGCTCCACTACAGATGAATAACTTTAATGACAGCAAGTCTGATATCAAGGTAGCAGAGGCAGGGAGATACAAAGTTCCTCTTGTAGCGTCTAATGTGGGCTGCTACGATCAGACGATAAAGAATGGTGAGACTGGTTACTTGATTGATCCTGATGCACCGAAGACTGAATGGGTAAGGATCTTATCAAAGCTAGCAAAGGATAAAAACCATCGTAAGGAGCTTGGAGAGAATCTGTACAAGATTACTGAAGAGCTATTCAATGCTAGAAAGGTTGCAAAGGATAGGTACTCTCTTTACATGAGAGCATTTCAGGACTTAGGGTATAAGATAAATGAAAACATTTAAACA